CCTTCTTCGTTAGCTACATAAACCCATTCTTTTAATGGAGAAGAAATAGAACCAACAGTAACCAAATCCAACAAACGCATTCTTCTTTCTGGAACGTCGCCAATGCCAGGCTTTCTGTAAGCAACCGCAACCTGTCCTGTTGTGTTACCAGCATAGGTCATATCTCCAACTGCTTTCAATTGGATTTTAACGTTGTTTGAAGAATTACCATTTTTCAAAGCAACTAATTTCTCTTTGTTTTCTGCTAATGATTTAGCGATTGAATCAACTTCAACACCTTCTGACTCTCTTGTAATTTTGCTCAAGAATTTACCTTGTTCAGCAAGGATGGTTTTTAAAGCCATGAATTGAGAATCGAAAGACGCTTTTAATTCAGATTTAGCAGCTTCGATTTCTTCTTTGCTTGCTTTGTTAGCTTCAGCCTTTTCGATTTCAGCTTTTAAGCCAGCGTTGAACTCGTTGTAAACTTCCGCTAATTTGTTAGCGTCGCTTTTGTCTGCTTCTGACAAATTCTTAAATGTCAAGAAGTCTTGGAAACTTGATTTTGATGTAAATACGAACATAATAGTAGTTTTTAATTGTTGTTATTTTATTTAATTAATTGGTAAATTGACGGCTTTATATCCTTTTGAGTGTCTTTAGACGGCTCTTTTTTGGCGAAAGTGTCGCAATATTGTTTACAAAGATTAAAATAAATTTCCTTATTATCGATATTTTTAGCTAAATAATCGAACATTTTTTGTACTTGGTCGACATTATAAGCGCTTTTATTGTTGTCAAATATTCCCGTAATAGGGTTTGAACCCATCAAAACCGCGCTTGTTTCCTTTAATTTAGCTTCACTTACCGCAAAAAAGTAACCTTGCTTCATTACTTCGTCGGCATTTCCTATTAATGGTAAATACTTTTGATACAATGCGTATGCGTTCGGGTCTTGCTTATCGTCCATTGCTAGGTCAACTTTTACGTAGTACATTCCAACACTATGTTGGTTTATCTCGTTGTCCTTGTATGCAGTAAACACCGCTTCATTCTTAGCCTTTTGAATCTCAACATCAAGCAACAAGGCTTGTGTGTCTAATGGTGAATTGTACCCTAAATAAATAAAGCGAGTATCTTGTTCACGTGCTTTTAATATGTTTCCAATTTGTGCAGTAACCTCAAATTTATGATCGTGCAATAGGAATATCTTTTTAGTTTCTTGGATTGACTTCCCAAACAACCCATTTAAATGAACATCAGAATGACTATCCATGTAGTTGTATGTGTTCGCTATCAAAGTACGGTAAAGAGTGTCCTCCGTGTCCATTGGTAGTCTATCATTTGGCAACATCTTACTAACTTCACCCGAATCCGAAACACTAGATAAAATGGTAGCATCACTATTTTTAATAGTAGCTTTTTTAAGTGATAAAATCTCTGCTTTATCCCTTCTTATTTGATTTAGTGCCGTATCTCTATTCATTTCTTTATAATTTTTTTATCGTTTGCAGCCTTGTTTTTAGCATCTAACAATGCTTTTAACTCGGTCAAATCTTTAGTTGTTTTAGGCTTTTCCATTTAATCCTAGTGTTATAATTAATTGCTTCCTTTCCTCTGGTGTCATTTCCATAAGTAGTGCCGCACTAATGTTATTCGGTAACTCCTTAAATATGTCCAAAGGTGTTTTATTCAATGCTTCAATTTCCTCCGTTGCTATCTTTAACCAGTAGTTTTGCCCTGTCTTTAGATTAATATTGTTTAGATACTTCTTTTCGTATTGGTTCTTCCAAAGGTTTACTTGTGGTATAACCGCTTCGGTGTATAGTGCTTTCATAGCTTCTTTGTAGTTACTATGGGTTCTACTTTGGTAATCATTGAACAATAGCGAAGGCACTCCATAAGTATTGCAAATAGAACGGACATGATTTAACCGCATTTCGATTATCTTCATATCATTGGCATCCATTCCCACTTGGGTAAAGTCTGCACCTCTCTCAATTACTTCAATCTTATTAAACTTCTTAGCACCTCCGATAAGGTTTGAAAACGAATCCCTTACAGCTTTTAAAACCTTATCACTAAACCCAATCGCACCAGCATCACCGCTACTTGCTTTAGGACTAATAAAACCACTAATACCCCTATTCTCTAGCATTGCGCTTTCGGCTTGTGCTCTATTGTTACCACTCTCCACCGTATGCCATACCGACTGCAAAGGACTTAACCCATCATCATCACTTGACAAAGTTGGGTCGTAGTACTTAACTATAATTAGTTCTTCGGGATAGTATTTAAAAGTCTTGTGATTATCTTGGAAGTTATAATAGTCAGGCTCTTCAAAGAATGTCCTAACTCCAGCAACCGGACTTACTCTTTGCGTTGGTAAAATCCATTGTTCAGTAGGTAAAAATCCTATTGATTCGCTTTTGTTAAGAATAACCGCCCATCCATGTAAGTAAAGGTTAACATAAAACGCGTAAAGTGCTTCGGCTTTCCCTTGTTTTGCGTTCCAATTGTCGTAAAACATCTTGTATAAAGGGTCGGTATCGGTTACTAGATTATCACCATTCATTAACTTTAACGGCAAATCGGCACAAATACGGGCATATCTTGACACGATACTATAAACATCTTCATTGCCTAAGAAGCCTTTTTTTACTATATTTTCAGCGGAAACCCTATTATACCCTACCTTATTGGATATACCTATAAAAGAATTTACAGCTTCTTGCAGTTTAAAAATATTCATGTTAGCAAATGTACTAATTATTTATAATAATTCTAAATAAGGTTATAAATTTTGATAACGCCAGTACTTGTTGACATATCTTAACGGGTCAAGGGTGTGGTTATGGTCATCAATTGGTACTTCGCCAGTCTTATCCAGCCAAACGTAATTGTGAAACTCATTAATCATGTTCGTGCTTTCGGGTGTTACTATCATTTGCCAATTCTGTAACGCTCGAATCCCGTTAATTATCTTCTCCTTACCTAGTCCAATGATGTTAAAACCCGCGTTTGCTATCGTTGCAATGGCGGTAGGGTCGGCACAATCGGCAATAATTAAGCTATTTTTGTCCATCTTAGCGGTTAATAACTCAATAATTTGATTGATATTTAACCCCGTTTTGTATATCTTTTCCCTCAAATATAGCTTACCTTGCTTCTTATCATAGGCATTCTCTATCAATGTGAACGGGTCTTTAAATCCAAAGTCCATCCCGTAAATCTTTGGCAGTGTTTCATCGAATTCGCCTAGTTCCCAATTTTGGTAAATAGCACCCGTTATACGTCCTGACAATCCTAAGCCATATACCCTCCACCAATTATACCAATAACCCTCTTTACCTTGCTCCTTTTCTTTATCATGTTTTAACTTAGCTTGATAAAATTCTTCAATTTGTGATTCTGTTAAATTTTCAATATTATCCTTAAATGTAGAAGTTATTAGTTTAGCATTATCTCTAATATCTATTTCATTTTCTTCTAGCCAAAACTTAGCAACTGGATTAAAATCTATAAAAACATTATCTTTAGTTCTTATTATCAATTGATGTACTATTTCCCACATCATTTGATTACCCTCATTTATGAATAAAATATCCCTCGCGGCTCCTAATGCTTTTCCAGGCTTATCAAATCCAATAAATTTAATCATTGAGCACCCTAGTAAATAAGTATTAGGATTTTGAGTTCTTATTTCATCAATAGGCTCATTTTCTCCAAACAATATCTTTTCAAAGTCAGAAATTGCACCATCTTTTAAATGAGGTGTAGAATGAGAAACTACATGAATAACTAATGGTTCTTTTGATTTTTTAGCTATAATATAAAGCAATTGTAAAGTTGAAAAAGTCTTTGAACTTCTTGAACTACCTCTATTAATTATAAATTTATAGCCTTCATTATAAGCCTGTGCCGTTTTTCTAAACGTCTGTGTCAGCTTCATCGTTAAACTTATCTAGTATTTTTTGATACTCCTTCGCTGTTTCGCTGTCAGTTATAATAATGTTTTGTTTTTGCTCTATTTTCTCCCCTTTTGATGTGTGGTCAATTGCTTTATTTTCACCAAACATTTTAGGGTAATATTTTGCAGCTTTCCATTTATATGTTTGTATCAATACATTTGCTATTGAAGCATCATATTTACCCTCTTTTAACCCTTGCATTATTTCGTCTATTTCAGCATCTACACTATCTCCCTTATCTTGAATAGCGTTTACGTATAGGGCACAAACAACCTCATTTTGATTTTTCCATCTTCGCCAGGTTTCAAAAGATGGGAACTTATTATTAGATTTTAAAACGTTTTTTATGTTGCCACCATCTGCAACTAATGCACAAATTTCATGCACTATTTCCATGTCAAATATTGACGCATTTAAATTTTCTTTAGGCGCTCCCATCCTCCAAATATACAAAAATCCCTTACTATAAAAGCAAGGGATTTAAGAATGTAACCCAAAATATGAAAAAACCCTTACAAATCTAGCTTTTTTAATTTACATTTTTCGCAAATCATTGTAATTTTATCACTTTTTTTTATGTTAAAAAGAGTTTTAAACGCTATTCGGCATTTCTCTTTATCGTATTTATTCGGATTTTTGATAAGGTAGTAAGTCTTGGTGTGTGTGTGAGTTGATAGTGTTATTTTGTGGGTTGGAATCATAATTTAATTCTTTGATAAAAATCATAAATACCATAAAAATCAACTCTTACTTTTTGCGCATATCCTTGTTTTTGCCAATCTTCACCATGTATTGTTACTTTAATATTTTTGCTAGAAGTAAAATCTTCAAATGATTTTATTTTACCTTCTTTCCACAAATAAACAATCTTATCATTTATAAAATCAAAGTCATGTTTTAGACTTGTTTTAGCAATAAAATAGTCCATATAAACTTCTAGTTTTTGGAAGCTATCAAGGTTTTCAATATCGGTTATAAATCTATGATTCATATTTTTTTGCTTGTTCATAAAAGTAACTCTTTTTTATCTTAAAATGATTCTAAATTGATCTATTTACCTTATTAAAATCTACTATACTTTCAAGTTTTGAATGTACTACCGTTTTTATGCCACCTGTTAC